ACCGACATCGACGGCCAGCCGCTCGAATCGGGATACATCTGGATTGGCACCACGAACCTGAACCCGATCACCAATCCGATCACGGTCTACTGGAATGCGGCCCTGACGCTGGCCGCAGTGCAGCCGATTCGCACCATCGGCGGCTATCCGGTGAACAGCGGTACGCCTGCGCGGCTGTACGTCAACAGCGATTACTCGATCCAGGTGCAGAACCGCAATGGCAGCGGGGTGTATAGCGCACCGGCTGCGACGGAGCGTTATGCTGGACCTGTAATTACATCTTTTGATGTGGAGACTGGCCAAGTTGATGATCTGTTGACGATTGGCACGCTGGGCGCGGTTAACTCCAGCGACCCGCAAGTGATTGTTTCTCGAAATGTTGACGCCAGCGGCAGCGGCAATGGCCACTGCTTCAGTGACTCATCAAATGTCAACAGGGCCGGCGTAATAAGCTACAACTCCTATGATGCTCGCATAACATTTAGTGGATCAAACACCTACGGTCACTATGCGGCATTCCAAAGCGGTGCGGTCTATAACTGCTCTGGCACAACTACAGACTGGTTCCACTTCTTTGCGGGTCTTGAAGCCACTAATGGTACGATTACAAATAACCGTGGTCTGACATTTCAACCGCCTGTATTAAGTGGCTCTGGGTCAGTAGCGCAAAATTTTGCTGTCTATGTTGACAACTTGCCCGAATATACGGGCGTTCCGTCTACGGCGACAACAAACTATGCGCTGTACAGTACGGGCGCAGCGCGTGTATGGGCCAACGGTACAGCGACATTTAAGAACGTATTTGTTTCTGACTCGGAAGGAACTCCAGGGGCTCGCATTCACATCAACGAAGCGTCTGGCACCGCGCCCCGCTTGCGTATCCAGCAGCAAGGATTTAACTACTTCGATTTTGTCATACCCGCCAGCCAGACCTACATGCAGATTTCGCAAGCCGCAGGAAGCGCGGCGGTTGCGACGTTCTTGGGAAGTGCGAGCGGCGTTATGGGCCTTGGCACCACGGTGCCAAACGCCAGCGATATTGGCGCCGGCGTTCTGCAACAAGACAAGAACACAGTCGCGTCTGGGACGGGCGCGGATTTGTATGTCAGCAGCAATTCGTACTACAACGGCGGCTGGAAATACACCGCGACCGCGACTGCATCGCAGATGGTGTTGGTCGGCAACTCTATGCGGTTCAATGTTGCGGCCAGTGGATCGGCTGGCACGGCGATCAACGGCACTGGCACATTTACCGAGGGCGGGCGCTGGGACAGCAATGCGTATCTGTTAGTCGGCTACACCAGCAGCAACGGCGCGTATCGGCTGCAGGTCAACAGCCAGATTTTCGCCACCAACGCCACGATTGCAACGTCGGATGGCCGGTACAAAGAGAACGTCTCCGAGGTCACTAACGCATTGGCCGATGTGTGCGCACTGCGCCCGGTCGCATTCGATTGGAAGGCCCACCCGGTCCACAACTTCCAGGCAGAACGTTCGGTTGGCTTCATCGCGCAAGAGGTGCAGCAGGCTTTGGCAGAGCGCGACTTTGTAGGCACAGTCGTCAAGGGCAACGAGTGTGAGCTGCCTGATGGCACCAAGGAAGAATTCCTTGGCCTCTCAGACGGCGCTCTGATACCGTTGCTGGTGGCGGCGGTCAAGGAACTGAAGGCGCAGAATGACTCTCTGTCTGCCCGACTTGCCGCGCTGGAAAGTCAGTGATTCCACGCCCCGCGACCCACGTTATCCGCTGGTTCCTGAGAACCTTCGGCTTTGGCGGCATCACGCTGCCGCCGCTGGGCATCTTCATCCTGGCCGAGCGCATCAACGAGACGGCGCTTGTCAGGCATGAGCAGCGGCACTGGCTCCAGTACCAGATGCTCGGGGCGCGGCGGTTCTATCTGCACTACATCTGGTACACAATCCGCTACGGCTATCGGAATAATCCGATGGAGGTCGAAGCACGCGAGGCCGAACGATGACCGACGATGACTTCAAGCGCCTTGAGTCCAAGGTAGACAAGCTCACCGAGGCCGTCACGCGGCTTGTGCTGGTTGAGGAAAGGCTCTCCAACCAAGGCGAGCGCATCGGGCGCGTTGAGCAGCGGGTGGCTGCCACCGAGGACCACACGCAGAAGCTGGACCGGCGCCTGGAGATGTGGGTCAACCGTGGCATCGGCGTCTGGGGTCTGGCCGTCACGCTGTTCGCGCTGCTGCAATACGGCACCAAGCTAATTGGGAAGTAACCATGCTGGAGACCCTACTCGGCGGCGTGTTCGGTGGCCTGCTGCGGCTGGCTCCCGAGGTCTTCAAGATCTTCGACAAGCGCAACGAGCGGGCGCATGAGCTTCGCATGGTCGAAGCCGAGATGGAGTTCGCCAAGGTGCGCGGCGAGATCGCCATGCGCCAGGCCGATGTGCAACTCCAGACGGCCGAACTGGACGCCATGACGCAGGCGTTCAAGGAGCAGTCTGAGACGGCCAAGAACGCAGGCTGGTTCGTCTCTGCAATCTCCGCGCTGGTGCGGCCCACAGTGACCTATCTGTTCCTGGCGCTGTACGCTGCCGTGAAGGTGGCGGCCTACCTCATTGCCATCGAGCAGGGCGGCAACTGGAAGGACGTGCTGACCTCAATGTGGGGCAGCGACGACCTAGCCGTGTTCAACATGATCATCAGCTTCTGGTTCGTCTGACGTGTCTACGAACGCAGTCTATGAGGCCATTGAGGTCGCCGCCGCGCTGTGACGACCGTTTGAGGGCTTGAAACTTCAGCCGTACATCTGCCCGGCGGGCTACCCCACCATCGGCTACGGAACCGTCTGGAAGCCTGACGGCAGCAAAGTGACGATGGATCACGCGCCGATCAGCAAGGAGACCGCTGAGGCGTGGCTGGTGCATGAGTTGAGGCACAACTACTTGGCTGGTGTTTTGAAAGCCTCTCCGGGCCTCCTGGCGCGTCCGCGAGCACTCGGCGCGATGACAGACTTCGCTTACAACCTCGGCGTGGCCAGATACCGGGCCAGCACGCTGCGCAAGCGCGTGGACGATGGCGACTGGGAAGACGCCAAAGCTCAACTGATGCTGTGGACACGCGGCGGTGGCCGCGTGTTACCGGGTTTGGTGCGGCGCCGTGCAGCCGAGGCCGCTTTGCTCTGACGGCCTAACCTGCGAAGAGCAGGGCCAGCAGGCCCAAGATGCCCACCAAGCCGACGGCCACGATGCCTAAGGAGATGGCCTCTTCCTTCCAGAACTCGCGCCCGTAGAACTCGGGCTCGTCTTGTCCGAGCTCAGTGCAGCACTCGGCGGCCTGGGGGTGGCGCCCCTGCTGGTCGCAGCCGTTGGGGATTCGAGAGGTAGTCATCTTCCGATCTCCTTCAATAGCCGATCACCGGCAGTGTAGACGCGCACCTTTTTGCTGACGCGCATCGGGTTCTGTTTAAGCGTGGACTTCACCCAGCCCTTCGTTTCTGCATGCTTGAGTGAACTGGTGACGTTGTTCTGATCGGTTCCCCATCGAGCAGAGATCATTTCTGTGGTCAGTTCTGCGTCTGGGTTCATGGCCAGATAGACGCACACTGGGGTGACAAGGCTCATGGCTCACTCCTCGCACCGTATTCGTGCCAATGCTTCTCGCAGATCATGCCGAAGGCAGTGCCGCCATCTCTGTCCCAGTACGCAGGGACACCACCGTATTGCGACGGGCAGCCGCATGAAAGGGTGAATTTTGGCTTCTGCTCAAGCGCGGTGCGCAGGTTGATTGCCGCCTGTCTCCCAGCTTGGGACGCCAACGGCGGCGCCAGCGACTGCCAGCCATTCAACTCTTCCAGAGCCTCCAACGCCTGCTGGGCGGCTTCGCGTAGGGTGGTCATGCGTTGCGCTCCTTCAGCGCGGCCTCGATGGCGCGGGCAAAGCCGATAATTTCAAGGTTGCTGGGGCCGTCGCTGCGCATGCCCCACATCTTCAGCGATTCATCCTTGCTCAGCCCTCGCCACTCGCGGCGGGGTGGGTGGGTGTAGAGGTGGTGCTCCCCGTCCGGCAGAGCCTCCAGTGCATCCGTCCAGTCCAGTAGTTCGGCATGCTGATCGCTGCCTTTGTGCCATGTTCGGCACATCGCCACCGGCTCCTGCTCCGGCTGCTCCAGCGCGGCGCGGAGGGCGGTAATGGCCTCGTTTATCTTCCCTGATTGCAAGCCACCGTGGTATGTGTGCCAATGGTCTTGCGCGACTCCCAACGCCTCCAGCGCCTGCTGGGCGGCGGTTCTCAGGTTACTCATCGCATCCACTCCGGTTTCTTGGGTAGCGGCGCCCATCCAAGGTAGCCGCCCGTGCCTGGCGCATACTGGCCGTAGACGGCGACGCCGCCCTCGGTCAGCAACTGAACTTTGGCCGACAGCGGGCAGGTGTCCAGCGGGCGCCAGTAGTAGGTCTGATCCACGGCAGCCGCCTTGTCGTTGGTTAACTTGACTGTCATGCCTCACACTCCTTTTTGCTTCCGGTATTCCTTCACCGCGCTGCGCAGACCGGCCTGCGTAGTCGCCTTCTCGTCCAGTGCCAGAGCCTGCGCCTGGTCGAGGGTGTCCTGGCACAGGATGCGGTGGCACACCACCGGAGCACCCTGACCCTGCCGGCGCACCCGGGCGTTGAACTGGTCGTACAGGTCAAGACTCCAGTTCAGCCCGAACCACACCAGCGTGCGGCCCTTGTGCTGCAGCCCGTCGATGCCGTGGCCCATGCTTGCTGGGTGGCCAATCATCAGGGGGCAGTCACCGCTCTTCCACCGCTCCATCGCGTTGTTCAACTCGCGCTCTGTCTTGCACTCGGTCAGGTTGATTGGCCGCAGCGCCTTGAACCGCTCCATGATCCGCTCTGCGTCTGAGCGGTAAGCGTAGGCGCACAGCACAGGCGAGCCCTGCGCCTCGTCAAGGATCTCGTCGAGCGCATCGAGCTTCAACTCATGCACCGGCTCCCACAGCGGCATGCCTGCGATGGGGTACACCGCTCCGTTGCTGAACTGCAGGCACTTGTTGGTCAGCGCGGCTGAGTTGAACACCTCGATCTCCTTGCCGCTGTCGAGCACGGTGAAGAACTCGCGTTCCATCTGGTCATACTTGGCCCGCAACTCGGGCGGCATCTCCACCTCGATGTTGTTGACGATGAGGTCGGGCAGCGGGTTGTAGTCCTCGGCGCTCATCTCCAGCGTGATGTCGCCGATGAGTGTCTTGATGACCGTCTCGGTGTCGTCGTAGGGCACTTCCTTGTAGGGGCCGGCCTTCTTGTAGAACCGGGTCTTGAACGCGGTCTTGCTGGTGCCAAGGCGCTGCCCCTTGTCCACCACCAGGTACTGCCCGTGCAGATCCTTGTAGCCGTTGGAGGCCGGGGTGCCGGTGAGGCCAGTCGTCCAGTCAAACTTGTCCAAGATGCGCTTGACCGCTCGCACACGGTCCGTGGCGCTGTTCTTCATCTTGCTGATCTCATCCCAGACAATGCCGTTGAACGGCAGCGGCTTGTCCTTGCTCACGTAGTAGGTGTGCAGCGTCTCCCCAAGCCACTTGAGGTTGTCGTAGTTCATCAGGTACACGTCAGCCTCGCGCATCAGCGCCCGGGTGCGCTGGTCCCGGGTGCCGGTGACCATGCTGAAGCGCAGGTGCTTGGTGTGCTCCCACTTCGCGGCCTCCTGCCGCCACACCAGACGGACCACGCGGATCGGGGCGACGATGATGACGCCGCGCAGGAACCGGGTGTTGATGAGGTGAACGATGGAGGTGAGCGTGACGATGGTTTTCCCAAGACCCATGTCTTTCCAAAGCATCGAGTTGGGATGGGTGCATTGGAAGTTGACCGCCTTCTGTTGGTAGCCGTGGAGGAGGTTAGGTGTCAGCATGATGCAAGCATCTCGTCCACCATGCGCAGCCCAGCGTCCACGTTGTCGATGACGAACACGCTGACCTTGTGCTGCCTCAGTCGGTGATGCTCGCGCTCCTGGGCCGGCGTGGGCTTCTGCTTCTCGCGCTTGAACTCGCAGAAGAACATGCGCCCGTTGGGCAGCACGAACAGCCGGTCAGGCACCGCAGCGTGTGCTGGTGATGTGAACTTGTAGGCCAGCAGCCCGCGCTCACGGGCGTAGCCGCAGACCTTCGCTTCAATGTTCTTTTCAAGCATCACGCCAGCCTCTTGTTAAGCAGCCATGACCAGAGTGCGCCGCCTGCCACCTTCGCCACGAACTGCATCGCCACGATGTGAGGCATCAGCGCACCAAACGCCAACGTCGGAAAGATCAGCGAGTCCACCGCAGCTCCTGCAGCATTTGATCCGTTGGCGCGGAACAGCCACGTACCTCTGAGCTTTGCAAAAGTTCCCCAGTCCACCACTGCAGCAGCGGTGAACGCACACGCTGAAGCGATGGCGATCTGGCCGGCAGCCGGGTTCAATACAAAGGTTAGCGCCCCGGTGAAGGCGATAAGCGAACCCATCTGCCAGACCTTCAATCGCACATGCAGCCAGTCGCGTAGCGCTAGGTCTAGACCGATGAGAACAAAGGCATTGATTGGGCTGACCCAAGGGCCAAAGGTTGCCACGCTCAGATTGGCAAGAGTCATGGCTGCGGCGTAAGCCGCGATTGCGATGGTGAGATTCAAGTTGACTCCTTAAAGTCGTAGGTTGCTGGCGCGTTGTGCGCCTCAATACGCGAACGCATAACCTGCGCTCGCACTTCTTTGGTCGGGGGTAAATAGTTACCCTTTGACCAATGAACGTCGATGTTCACGTTTCGACCGATATTGGTCGAGTCTGCGCTGGCGAATGGCAGGCGCGTGAACACTTTGGGGTTGAGCATGCGAAGGCCGTGCAACTTGCACAGCGGGCGACCATCGGGTAAACAGGCAGCGCTCATGGCTTCGTTGATTCGACGCCACCACACCTCGTTGCCGACCGTTGCGTAATCGCCGCTGCTGCCGATACACACCCGAGGGTACTGATGCACCAGCCGGTCCAGCCGATCAAGGCTTTCGTGCATGTGCCATACAGGTGCGCCGAACCACACCGGCAATGGGCACTCGTACAGCAGAAAGTCGTTGTCCAACTCTGACCCGTCGATCACATCTGGGATGACTGCAAAATCACACGATGGGATGCGACGGCATTCTTCTGCCCATTCGTAGAACGGACTCCAGTCGGTCACAGGAGAGCCGGCTTTCCACGCAGAAAACGCGCCGTTGTCGATAGCGAACGACTGACACAGTTCAACCGCCACACCGAGTTGACCAGGATGAGCGAAGCTGACAAAAGCGTGCCCTGCGTTTATCGCGCAAGCAGCGGCGTTCTGCGGTGTGATCGGCAGACCGTGATAGTGAATCACATCAATACCCGTGCGGCTCGATGCTGCTGATGTTCAACTCGATCAACTTGTCGATGTAGTGCCGAGCCTTTCGCAAGTCCTCGACACCACCCTTGTCCTTCCACCGCGAGACATACTTCACCACGTTGCCCTCGAAGTAACCGAGGTTGTTCGCAGCGATGTAGTCCCACGACTGGATCACTTGCTTCTTGTAGTGATCGCCACCGTGTTGCACTTGGTTCACGCTAAAGCCAGGCATAGTTTCTCGATCTCATTGACGTAATAGTCGAAGTCCACAGGTAGCCCAACGTCCTTGATGTCGTTGCACACCTGCACGTTCCACCCACTCTCCACGGCGAACTTGCGCCAGTCGGTCTTGCCCTTGAGCGGCGGCATCCACTTGGTCAGCGGCTTGCCGCCCTTGGCCACGTAGTACCGGGTGGTGTTCTGCGCCTGGTGGTCACCCCACTGCAGGTAACTGGAGCGCGGCACCTTGATGCGCAGCATGAAGTCGTGCAGGTGCGGCCAGTTCTCCACCGTCTCACGGATCGGTGCGCCATCCACCAGCACCTTCTCGGCCACCTTGGGGATCACCAGG